CGGACGGCGGCGGTACCGATCTTTTTATTTCCGTAGATTTGTTAAAACCGAATCCGCACCAACCACGGCGCGAATTCGATGAAGCGGCATTGCGTGATTTGGCGGCATCCGTTAAAGAAAACGGCGTTATTCAGCCCGTTTTGGTTGAAGAAGCCGAGTGCGGTTTTTATTACATTATCGCCGGGGAACGGCGTACGCGGGCAGCCCGTATAGCCGGATTGACGGAAGTGCCCGTACGCGTTCGGAAATTTTCGGATACCAAAAAACTCGAAGTCGCTCTTATAGAAAATATCCAGCGCGAAGATTTAAATCCTCTTGAAGAAGCCGAAGCGTATTACAAGCTTATGGAGCTGGGAAATTTAAATCAGGAAGAAACCGCGCGCCGTGTGGGTAAAAACCGTTCGACCGTAGCCAATGCTTTGCGTCTTTTGAAATTGCCTGAAAACATGCGCAGCGCTCTTTCCGCCGGTACCCTTTCGGCCGGACACGCGCGCGCGATTTTGTCGCTGAATGATACGGCCTTGCAAAATATGCTTTTTTCCCGCATTGTCGAAAACGGAATTTCCGTGCGTGAAGCGGAAGAACTTGCCGCCCAAATGAACGAGGGAAAACCTGCGCGCACCAAGCGGAAAATCCCTTCCGCCGATAAACGCGATCCCGATTACGTTTTTCTTGAACAAAACCTCATAGAAAAACTCGGCACAAAAGTTTCCTTAAAGGGCGGCTTTAACCGCGGGAGCATTACAATCGACTATTTTTCGCGCGAGGAATTGGATAGGCTTTATACCATTCTCTTTGGAGAGGCGTAAGGTACGTTTCCCCGCCTGCCTGAAGAGCGGCACAAAATGGCAAGTGGCAAAAGCAAATCCCGGTTAGACTACGACTAAGCTAGAACTACGATTAAGATACTTGTCACAAAAGAAAAAATCGGGTATAGTATGCAAAACATGGGGTATTAGCTCATCTGGTAGAGCGATTGGTTCGCAATCAATAGGTGGTCGGTTCGAGTCCGATATACTCCAATATAATTGCTTGCTACGTATAGAATTATATTACTTTGATTTTTGTGCCTCACTGTGGAGGTCAACAAAAGGTCAACAGGAGCGTAGCATGGATTATCACATCTTTAAAAAATCAAAAGAAAAAAGCGGTAAAAAGGTTTTTAAGTGGTATTATTATTACACTCAAAACGGGAAAAGAATTCAAAAAGCCTGTAAAGGTTGTAACAACCGTTTCGAAGCCGAATCGTATATCCGTACGCTTCCTTCACTAAATACAATCAGTGCGGAATTGAAAATAAAAGATATAGCAAAAGATATGTTTTTATCGGGAAGTGATCACGTATCGCGGCGTGAGCAATTCGGATTATCCGTATCAAAAGAAACATTGCAAATCTCGCGCGGATACACCACTCAAATAATCGAAAAATGGGGTGAATGCAACATTAGCGAGCTTACACCCAAGGAAATACTTCAGTATTTATTTAAAATTGAGCGTTCCGGCAGCTGGAAAAACTCATATCTGTCGGTTTTTAATGAAATCTTTCAAGAAGCTGTTTGGTATGACTGTAGCGTTACAAAGCCTCAGTTTCGTTCTTTTGTCAGACATTCGAAAAAGGCTGATATATTTTCTACCGAAGAACTTGATACGTTGTTAAAACGGGAAAACTTCCCGAATGAAATGATGTATCTTTTTTTCCTGCTTTGCCTTTCAGCAGGAATGAGGTTGGGTGAAGTACGTGCGGTTCGAGCAAAGCAGTTGATTTTCGATCAGAAAATCATAATCATTGACGGATTCTGCAAACAAAACGGCGAGCGAACACTGTATAATAAAACCGGCTCTATAGATATGCCGAAGTTTCGCATTGCATTTTTACCGGATATTACGCTTGAAAAGTTAAAACATTGGATTACTTCCAATGCTTTGATTGATGATGATTTTTGTTTTACTCAAAGCGGAAAGCCTATCAGAGCCGAATATGCCGAAGCCGTCTTTTATAGAGCATTACAACGGGTCGGCTTAGTACCTGAAAGTAAAGGAACTAAGCGACTTGCGGCGACGGATGGGAGGCCGTTGGTACCGCATTCTTTACGTTATACCTATGTATCACGTATGCGCCGTCAGATGTCGGCCGAAGATTTGAAAAACTATACCGGGCATAGTTCTACGACAATGGTTGATTATTACAGCCGCCGGTCTTTAGAGTTGTTGTTGCAAGGGTTACCGGAAAGCGGAAAAAAGGCTGCGAATACACTTTTTCTATAATCTTTTTATCTAACTCGCAATTTTTCAAAAAAAAAGAAAAAATTGCGAGTTCGTATTTTTTTTTCATTTTTTATTCATCTGCTCTTTTATCTGTCATAAAATGATATAACTATATGTATATTATATAATTATACTGTTTTTAAATTACTTTACCGGTAAAGTAATTTACATTACTTTATGGAAAAAAACATAATAAAAAAAATGAAAGTATAATACTATTTTATTGCTAATAAAAAGTGCTGAAAAGTAAAGCAATTTACATGACTTTGTGTGTTTGGTAAGGCTTTTTCGATTTACAAAGGGATTTGTAGGTACTGTCAGGGGGTATACCCGGGTGCAATTATTCGGCGACGAGTGCGCTTTATAAAATGCCTGTCAGGTTTTTAAAAAGGTTTACAAATATTTGACAGTTAATAGCTTTTACTTTGTAAGTCTTTTACAATTAAAGTATGGAAGTATTACCAGCAGAATTTGCACGACAAGCGGGTGTTACCCGTCAATCCATAAGTGCAAAAATTAAAAATGGAACACTCATACAGAACTCGGCGGGCAAGCTCGATACTGAAAATCCTGTGAATGCAGGTTATTTGAACATGAAGAGGCAGCAAACGGAAGCTGTTCATGTTATAAAGTCTGAAAGTAACGGTGGACAAGTTAATACTGTCAGCAGAATAGGAATACCGGCCGTGCGAAATTATACAGACGAAATGGCTGCTCAAAGGATAGGCGTTCCTGCAGAACTTTTAGGGTTAAGTCTTAAAGATTTGGTTTTAAGGTATGGAGGTATTTTGCCGCTTGAAAAACATGCAAAGGTTTTGAAGATTTTAACGGAATCGGCGGAAAAAGATTTAAAAATGAAAGAACGCCGATTAGCTCTTGTTGATAAAGATTTTGTTATTTCCAGGCTTTTTCAATATGTTGATAATTTAATGATACAGTTTTTAGAATACCCCGAAAGTGTTGCTGATGACCTTATTGCCTGTGTACTTGCAGAAAGAGAAGATTCAAGACAAACAATAATTGAAACAATGAAAAAAGGCTTTTCAAAAATAATAGGTGGGGCAAAGGAGCAAATGATAAGTGAACTTAACGGATTAAAACATAAATACCACGATGACAGCACTACCCTAGCTCTTTCGGAGTTAAAGCAAGAGATAAAAAGCGAATTGGAGGCTGAAAGAGATGATTAGTGAGGCCTTTAATATTGACTGCATGGAGTTTTTAAAAAAGTGTAAAGACCAAGAATTTGATTTAGCGATTGTTGATCCGCCGTATGGAAGCGCTGAAACATCACAATTTACCAAAGGACAAAGATTCGGCGGCGGGTTTGATAAATATAAAGAAGTTGAACGCATCGGCGGAACTTTGGCATCAAAATACAAGAAAAAAATAATTCATTGGGATGTTGCACCGCCGAAAGAATATTTTATTGAATTATTTAGAGTATCAAAAAATCAAATTATATTCGGCGGTAATTATTTTGATTTACCTCCGACACGGTGTTTTATTATTTGGGAAAAATTGACTATATCGGAAAAATTCACTATGGCAATGTGTGAATATGCCTGGACGAGTTTTTTTGATAATTCAAAAATTTTTAAATGTAAGCCGCAGGATAAGTTTAGGTTTCATCCGACACAAAAACCTGTAGAGCTTTATAAATGGATTTTGAAAAATTACGCAAAAAAGGGAGATAAGATTTTAGATACGCATTTAGGATCAGGTTCCAGCAGGATAGCGGCGTATGATATGGGTTTTGATTTTGTCGGAATGGAAATCGACAAAGAATATTTTGATAAGCAAGAAAAAAGATTTAAAGAGCATTGCACGCAAGGAAGTTTATTTGAATTTTCAGGCGGTGAAATAAAAGAATGATAAGGAGATAGAAAAATGAAATACGATTCTGCAAAAGAAACTCTTTTGCATATTAAACGAGTAAATGAATTATTGTTAGGTGTTGCAAAAGAACTTATGGATAGGGCTATTAGACATGATAGCTCTAAATTGGAAGAACCGGAAAAATATTTGTTTGATAAGATGACACCAAAATTGAAAGGTTTAACTTATGGTTCGGAAGAATATAAAAAATCTTTGGACGAATTAAAACCTGCACTTGATCATCATTATGCAAACAACTCACATCATCCTGAATATTATAAAAACGGAATAGATGATTTTACTTTGGTTGATTTAATTGAAATGTTTTTAGATTGGAAGGCTGCAAGCGAGCGGCATGAAGATGGCGATATTTTTAGATCGATAGAAATAAATAAAAACCGTTTTAAAATGTCTGATCAACTAGTTCTAATATTAAATAATACGGCAAGGAACATGTTTAAAAAATACTAAAATGCAATTTACAGAATACGAATTGGGCGATATTGATTTTCTCATTGAGAGGTTTGGGGCGTTGACGGAACGGCAGGTGTATGAGCTGCCGTCGGAGTTTGCCGAAAGAGTTCGGTATTTACCGGCAGATTTGACGCCCTTTCCGGGAAGGTTTAATTGGGAACGTTTCCCGTATTTTAAAAAGATTGTTGACTGTCTTGCTCCCGATAACCCGATTAAAGAAGTGGTACTTATGAAGGGGAATCAGCTGGGGGGAACGACGGCCGTTATTGAAACGGTTATTTTGTATAACATAATGTCGAATCCTACCGCGCAGGCGTATATCACGGCGGATGCGGGCTTAATGAAAACTTCAATGCAAACAAAAATTGAAAAAATGATTGATAATGCGGGGGCTAGGGATTTAATTTTTTCGCAAAATAGAAAACAAAAAGGAAGCCGTGATACAGGCGATACCGCTTTTTCAAAAGAATATCCGGGCGGTTATTTGCATTGTTTCGGAAGCCGTGCCCCTGCCCGTTTTCGGAGTATGAGCTATCGGGTGATTATGGCGGACGAGGTAGACGCTTTTCCTGATGCGATTAAAAAAGAAGGTTCGGTTGTAGATTTGGTAAGGAACCGAACCGATGCTTATGCAACGAAAAGAAAAATATTTTGGGCGAGTACACCGCTTGTAAAACAGACAAGCAAGATTGAAAGGCTGTATGAAGCAGGCAATCAGCAGAAATATTTTGTGCCGTGTAAGCATTGCGGAAAAATGCAGGAGCTTGTGTGGCACGGCAAAAATGAAGACGGTACGGAATTCGGTATTGTTTGGGAAAATGATGATGATTATAATCCGAAATTGGAAACGGTCGCCTATAAGTGTAAGCATTGCGGCGCTTTGATGAAAAACTACGATAAGGCTTCGATAATAAAAAAAGGCGAATGGAAAGCAACAGCCGAAGCCCTTAATCCCTTTACGGTTTCTTTTCATTTGTCGCCGATTTATAATCCGCCGGGGATGTACAGCTGGGAAGATATGGTACTGCAATGGGCGGAATGTTGGGATATTAAAAATAATCGGGTTAGAGATAAAGAAAAATACCGCATTTTTAGAAATACAAAACAGGGTTTGACTTTTGAAGAGATGGGCAAACAGATTCGGTATGAACGAGCCGTGCAATTCCGCAGGGCGGGCTTTGTTCGAGGTAAGGTTCCGAATGATTTAGCTGTAAGGGATTCAGGATCGCCGGTGCTGATTGTCTGTTGTTCGGTTGACGTGCAGAAACGGAATTTGTTTGTTGATGTGAAAGGTTATTCTGCTAACGGTGTAACGTGGACACTTGATTTTTTCAGTATTGACGGCGACACGGAAGATTTTAACGGCCCATGGGATGAACTTGATAATTACATAGAAAATACGCGCTTTGTCGGTGATGACGGCAAAGTGTATAAAATTATGATAACGCTTGTCGATTCGGGACGGTATACCGATTATGTCTATGCGTTTGCGGGAAGACATTACGCGGGTGTGTATCCGTGTAAAGGAGCCGAATACATTAAAGCAGGCGAAACATATCGCACTTTTGACCGTTCGACGCTTGAACGAATCGGACTTCCGTTAGCCTATCATATCAATACAACAAAAATGAAAGACCGAATTAGTAATAGTATGAGCGTTTCGATGTGGAATGAAAGTCAATATCAGCCCGATTGGTATCCGAATTTTCCCGATGATTTCCGCGACGATTATTTTAAAATGTTCGAGGCGGAAACGAAGGTTGATATTATCGACAAATTAACAAACAAATACCAAAAGACTATTTGGAAGCAAAGGCCGGGCGCGGACAATCATGCGTTCAATACCTACGGCTACAATATGGCTGCATTAGAAATATTTGCCGATGCCTATTGCCGCGATGCCTTGGGCTTGCCGGGTTTGAGCTGGGCGCACTTTTGGCAAGCCGCAAAAACAGGCGCGTTTATTGAGCCGTAGGGAGCTATGCCATTGCAGGGACTACAACAGGTTGTATATTTTGTATGGTGGGTTCAAGCTTTATTTTCTCGTTGCGGATATCTATTTCAGTTTGTATATTTAAAAAGAAATCCTCGGAGACGTTAAAGTATTTTGCAAGCCGAAGCGAAGTATCTGCCGTAATCTTGCGCTTATCCTTTAAGATGGCTTGAATGCGTGATACCGGAACTGCTATATCTTTTGCAAGCCGGTATGCACTTATATTAAGCGGTTTTAAAAATTCTTCGGTTAGAATTTCGCCTATTGTAGGTGCGGGAATAAGTTTTTTCATAATGACCTCCATTAGTGATAATCAACAATTTCAACATCTTGTATCGCTATTTTTGAATCTTCCCAACGAAAACAAATTCGCCATTGATCATTTATGCGGATACTGTATTGTCCGTTTCTATCACCTTTTAATTTTTCCAGCCTGTTTGCAGGCGGATTTTTTAAATCAAGCAGAGTCTTTGCATTATTGAGTAACAAAAGTTTTCTTAACGCAATGCTCTGAATGTCGGCAGGTATCTTTTTAGAAAACTCCTGTTGGTATATTTTTTGTGTTTCTTTATCAGCAAAGCTCTCAATCATAATTATATTATACCCGCTATACGGGTATACGTCAAGTGGTTTTTATAATTTTTTAGGCGGTTAATAGCTTTTTGATTTCAATATTTTATAATGGCAGTATGGCACTGATAGACCCTTCTTTTAGCAATGATAGTCCGCTTCAATTTTGGAAAGACGAATTGAATAATGCG